ATTAACTGTGACACCGAAGAGGATAATCATGACACTGATCTCTGGGATTGGTTGAGTGATCAAATCCGCCAAGATGTCATGATTTCTAAGTTCATGACCATCAATTCCACCACAATTGATTCTCGGGCAGGTGTCGATCCTTACCAGGCATTTGTAATGAAGGATGGTACACAGATTGGTCCTACTGAAATCTCCAACATTGTGGAGCAGTATGTAAAGATGTCCAGTTGAGGGACTGGCACAAGGGGTCTTGAGGTTCTTCAGGATCCCTGCCATACTTACATCGTTCACCACACATCACTGACATGGGAACTCGTTCACGCATTGGCATCGAAATGCCCGATCACACTGTAGTTTCTGTCTACTGCCACTGGGATGGTTATCCTGAAGGGAATGGTAGACTTCTGGTTCAACATTATCTTGACCGTGATGATGTTCAAGAACTGATTGATGGTGGTGGTATCTCATCACTGAGGACTCGTGGTTCTTGGAATCATGAATCTCCTCTTCGTGATGATAAGGGAGAGTACATTCATGACTCTCAAGGATACATGATGTATGAGAATGATCGTGATCCTCAACCACTCTTTTATACTGAGCGTGGAGAAGAAATCGACATTCAACACACCAGTTTCGATGAGTTTATCTCAGGAAATCTGGGTGGTGAAGAGTATGCTTACCTGTTCGATCTGAATGATAACTGGAAAGCATACAAGACGGGTCTGTTTGATGCTGCTGAACGGGTGGAGATTCCCAACTATGTGACAGCAGCATAAGTGGCACAAGGGGCACCTAGGATCGCCTACAGTGCCCCTATACTTAAGAAGTCAACCAACCACCACATCATCATGGGTTACTACGTCAGCATTGAAGAAAGCACCTTTATGATTCCTGCTGAGAATCTGGATGCTGCTTATAAGGCAATGTGTGAACTAAACTATACTGTTCCTAACAGTCAGAAACGAGGTGGATCTTATCCCGATAAGGATAAGGCACCTGAGTATGGTCCTCATAAGTCCTGCTGGTTCTCATGGATGGATTGGAACTATCATGAGACTTGTAAGGATGCTGAAAAGATTCTTCAGGAAGTTGGTTTCTACACTTCCATTGGTGAGAATGGAAATCTTCACATTGATGGGTATGGTAATAAGACTGGGCAGGAAGATTTGTTTCTGAAGTCTATCTGTTCACTTGCCAAAGGTTACATTGTGTGGAAAGGTGGAGAAGGTGAGTATTGGGGTGAGACTTATGGTGGAGATAGGGTAATCGTAAAGGAACGATCCCGCCAGGATTTCAGTGATCTTGTGACACTCTGACAACTGGCACCAGAGGCACCTAAGACCCGCTCTGGGTGCCTTAAGATTAACAAGTCAACCACCGACACTCCAATGAAACTCGTCAAGGTTCATTCTTCTAAGAGCATCAACTTCACCAAAAATGCATCATTCTGGTGTGAGATGACTAATCTGTATAAGAAATGTTACCCAAAGCATTCTTTTAAGAGAATGGCAGATCATCTTGGTCTGACTGAGACTAATGCTCGCCGCTACTATTATGGTATTCATCATAAGAACTTTGGATACCTTGGACAAGGTGGTTATACTCAAATGCGTCAAGGTGCCTGTGTGACACTCTGACAACTGGCACAGGGGGCACCTAGGATCGCCTACAGTGCCCCTATACTTAAGAAGTCAACCACACACACCCGACACCATGGAAGACACCCTCTGGATCGAAATTGCTGATGCTCCCGGCGAAATCTTCGACATTCCTGAACTGCAGGATGAAGAAGACAATGATGAGCACACTTGGAACGCTTTCCTCAACTCTAACTGGGATTTCTGATAATGAACCAAGATCTTCTCATCATCCACTATAAGGATGGCACATCCCAAACTCTGAAGATGTATCATCTTCTGGCAATTCTTCCTTTGTTTGTTTTTCTGATCCGATGACACCTGACACTTACAACTTTACTGGCGACTCTGTGACAGTTCTCGGACTGGTCGGAGTGATCTCCACTGGCATCATTCTGGTGCTATGCTTCACTCGTTACTTCAATTCTCCCCTGAGAAAATGACACTCACTCCCGAACAGATTTCTGAGATTGTTGAAAAGTATTGTGATCGTGTCGTAGATGAAATGGATACGAAAACAATGGAGCAGATGGTTTATGAACTGCTAGTTGATTCTTTCGCTCATGAATCTGAGAATGACATGGAATCTCTTATCACCTCAATCTATGGTGAGGAATACTATCAAGAACTGGTGGAGAGTGTGACAGTTCAGTAAGTGGCACACGGGGGCTTGAAATGCCCCCCATTTGCTGCCATACTACATTTGTTGAGAGGGAGACCCCTAATGACAATGACCGTTCGCCAAATGATTGAATGGATGTCCACCTTTGAGGATCAGGATGCCATCGTTGAAGTAGTTGTCCACAGTGAGGGTCGTGGTTATTACGACCGAGGTGGAAATGCTGATACTATGGAGTTCAATCCTGAGCAGCACGTAGATTACACCGATTTGCGTGGCAATCCGTTTGTGGACGAATCCTCTCCTTACCACAATCGTAGATCTGTGGTGTTGGGTGCGGTGAACGGTTAACCGTACCTGAACTGTGACAGTTCAGTAAGTGGCACACAAGGGTTGACACCACTGCCAACCCGTGCCATACTAGATTCATCAGCGGGGGTGAAGCATCCCGCTCAAAACACTTCACTCAAACCTTACTTTTTTGTTTTTATTATGTTCAAGTTCCAATCCAGCGCCATCGAAAACATCAGCGATGTGCAAGATGAGCAAGTGACCATCACCTTCATGGGTGGTCGTAACTATACCTATAAGGTTGCTGAACCCAGCAACTTTGTGTCTGATCTGAATACTGTGATTGCCAAAGAGGAATCTGTTGGTAGTTTCATCAACTCTGCTATTCGTAGCGAGCGACTGCTGTCGATCTGATAGCATCTAGAGGGAGATTCTTCTCCCTCTTTCATTCTCTTTCTTGGAGTAATTCATGAACAAAGAAATTATGACAACTCTTCTGGACCAAGGCACTGATGGGAACAGCATCCTTTCGATTCTTGATGCACTGTGTTCTGGGATGGACAGTGGTGAATCTAGTCAAGATAATGTCCCCACACTAGACGAGATTGAGTTCTAAAACTCGACGAGGTGTGCCACATCATCTAGTGGCACATTCAATCTCGACGAGTCATGAGACATCAACTAGATTATGTACATCTCGACGAGCACATCATGGAAACCGCATTCGTTATTCCAATCTCGAAGAAAGCAAAGAATCGCTTTGCAAACATGATGCAATCAAACGATGAATGTATCATCGAGCAACACAAAGGAAACAAACTGTTTCTTGCATCTATGAATCAGAAATACTTTTTTTGGGTTTCACTTGACAATGATCCAGACTGGATGGTAGACTTTTGATACACGGGGAATGAGATGCGCCCCATCCTTAAGAAAAGACACTCAATGCGTAGAGAACAGATAATCATAGCATACATGATAGGTGAAAGTGGATCTTGAGGATCAGGGTGGTGCCTGATCCTTTTTCTTTTCTTTATCTTATTATTTTTTGACAGGTTCCGTGGCGATGTATTGTTCAGTAGAGATACCCTTCTCCCGTTGGTGCTGGTTGTCCTCTTAAGATACTGCCAGACTGCCCACAAAACCCTGATGCTGTGCCAGTTCGATCAGTGGCACAATGGTGGTTGATCGGGTCGGTTCTGGCATGGCATCATTCACTCAACGGCGCACCAATGACGCCGCCTCACTTCTAAAATCATGAGCAACGCCACTGTTCAAGTTGTTATCAACGGCAACCAAGTTCAAGGTAAGATTGATGAGATCGCCAAGATTCTGAGCGTTGTAAGTGACACTCTGGCGCCAACAGTTGCTCCTGTTGTTTCTAACAATGTGGAAGAACTTGCACTCAAGTTCGTTGACTTTTTTGCCACTGAACTTGATAGTCACATTAGTGGTGGAAAGTTGTTTGTTCATGAACTCAACCGACTGCGCCACAATGGTAACACTTACCGTGCCATGATTCGCGTTTATCATGATTTGGTTAATAAAGGTGCGGAAGGATGGGCAAAGCGCCGCCAACTGTTGCTAACTGCCAGCGCAATCTGGCGTTATACTTTCCGGGGTTCCGAAAAGTCTAAACTTCGCTATCAGATTGAGGCAGTTATTGAATGTGACGATTGTGGGCAGTTTGCTACTGCAATGGTGAATCGCATGAAGAAAGAGAAACTCTGGGTGTGACAATCCGATAACTGGCACAAGGGGGGCAGCGATGCCTCCCATCCTGCCCGCTGATGCTGTAGGATAACTGCAGTTCACACCACACCGCCACCATGCTGAACTTCACCAAGGGTAACGCCAAACTGGGCAAGCAAACTCTGATCTTTAACCTGCCAGCAGGTAAGACTTGCCCCGGTGCAATGTATTGCAAATCGTTCGTTGTTGTTGATAACGGCGAGCGTCACATTCAAGATGGCGAGCATACTATTTTCCGATGCTTTGCTGCATCCAGTGAGGTGCAATACGATGCAGCATTCAACAATCGCGCCAACAATCTGCGCCTGATTGTTGATGCTCTGAAGGATGGATCTGCAGCAGATCTTATCAATGAGGGCATTCAAGAACACCGCACAAAAAATACCAAACTGGTGCGGATTCATGAGAGCGGAGACTTTTTCTCTGGTGCATATTTGGATGCCTGGATTGAAGTTGCACAGCGCAATCCTGATCTGAAATTCTACTGCTACTCTAAGAGTCTGCAGTTGTTTCTTAACTTTAAGATGCCTGCTAACTTCTACTTCACTGCCTCTTATGGTGGCAAATGGGATAGTCTGATTGATGCAGGATTGTTCACTCGTTATGCTAAAGTCTTCATGACCGAAGGTGATGCTAACGCTGCAGGTCTTGAAGTAGATCATGACGACTCTCACTGTTTCGGTGAGAAACCGTTTGCTCTGTTGGTGCATGGAACTCAACCGAAAGGTTCACTCTGGGGCAAGGCAATTCGCGCCCGTCGTTCTAATCAACAGTTCAGCGGTTACAGTAAGAAACTGCCTGTGACAGTCTGACCACTGTCCACCACGGGGCGCTCCGGCGCCCCATCCTGCCATCCGATCCTGTAGACTTACAGAGTCAACCACACCGCACCATGATCCCCGATCCCACCCAGGCAACCGCCATCCTCAACCGCTGCGACGCCTTCACCGTTGCCGGTGCTACTCTCCCGGTTTGGGAGCGTATCCTTAACGATCTCACAATCCCCACCGACCTTTATGATAAGGTTGAGGATCTCATTGAGATCCTGGAATACATCGAAGGTTGGCAACCTTCCGATGCTGACATGATCGCCGCGAACAGTTGCGGTACAGCATGGCATGACGGTTGCCGCTGATTGATTATACTTAAGGGGGCACAAGTTGCCTCCTTTTTTTATACTTTTTGCGCCATTATTTTATGGCAGGTTCGGTGGCGATAGTTGTTCAACCGGCGACCCTGCCGGTGTTGGTGCTGATTGTCTCCATAGTCTACAGGCACCACAGACCCATAAGACCGCCATGGTGGACAGTTCCACAAGTGGCACAACCCCCCATAGACGGATCCGATCCCTGTGCTGTAGGATAACTGCAGTTCACCACACCACTCCGATGAACTTCTACAGTTTCTCCTCCCTGAACTTCTTTGATTCCTGTGGTGCCCGCCTGGCACGACATACCTTTGCGAATGGTTGGGTGATCAGTGTTGCAGCAGGTTCGAAGGATTCTGGAATCTACGGTGACATCGAGCACAATACCTTTGAGGTCGGGATTATCCGTCCCAATGGTAACATGCTGGAGGATGTTATCAGTTGGCAGACTCCAGAAGAGATCACTACCATAATGGGTGTGATTAAAATGCTATAAGAATCGGGAGCATCTTTGCTCCCTTTTTTTATACCTAACCCCACCAAAAATAGGTTCTACCTTCATCCTAGCACGGCACCCGCCTTCTAATCCGCCATGGTGGACAGTTCCACAAGTGGCACAACCTGATGGCACTGCGCCCCGTCTGCCCCCATACTGGTATCAGTTCACCACACCACTCCGATGAACTTCTCTGCTCTCACCCGCACCATGGTTCGCAGCATCCTCATCCAGCAGGGACCCCAAACCTGCTCCGACATCGTTCGGGGCATGGGACTGGATCCCCGCCGCCATAAGGGCACTGTTCACGCTATCATGGTGGACATGGAGCGTGACGGCATCCTGAGCGCCACCATGAAAGGCAAGCGGCGCGATCTCTGGAGCATCAGCACCATCCGCAAGCGTGACAGGATCCTTGCTGCCCTGATCGGTTGAACCCCTACGGGGCGCTCTGCGCCCCTTCTACCATGCTCAACGCTCTAACCTGCTCCCGCTCCCCTAAATTCCACCGTGCCACCATGCTGCGCCTTCTGATCGCTGCTCTGCTGCTCTACTGGTTCTGGGAACCAATCCGCCCCATCCGCAATGTGACAGGTGAAGCACTGTCCACTGCTGCTGAAATGATCCGCCGCTGACCCTGTAGACTTCTCTCAGTTCACACCACTGAACCATGACCTACGCTTTCACTGACGATCTCCAGGTTGAAGAGTACATCCCCACTGAGGATGATTGGGCATCCTATTATGAGGACGATCAGGCACTTGAAGAGTATTCTCTGGAGTGTGCATTTGGTCCTGAAGAATGACACAAACTGGGGGGCAATCGCCTCCCTTTTTTTATACCTAACCCCACCAAAAATAGGTTCTACCTTCATCCTAGCACGGCACCCGCACCCCTTGTCAATCCCCTGACCCATTAGCATTGCTGATCGTTCAACCCCTTGACTCTGGTGCCGTTTGGGGCAATACTGGTATCAGTTCACCACATTACACAATGACTAAACCGACAGAAATTCATCCTGCAATTGCTGCAAATCTTGGATGGGATATTGATGCTGCCTCAAATGATAATTTGGTTACTGTAGTACGCCATCGCATCATTTTGGAAGAGGTAGTGATGACCAGGGAAGAATTTAATACGATGAATGAAAATGTAAAGAATGAAGAATCTTGTTGGAATGAAATTGAATGGCAAGATGCACAGTGGGATGATTATTGTGAAGAGCGTACAACCTATACTGCATTTCCCGGAGATGTAACATCATTCACTGATGATTGCGTTGCATTCTTATATCCCGAAGCAGAATGGGTGGAATGCTTTGAAACTGTGAAATGTGCCAATTGAGGCACTGGCACAAGGGGATCGGCAACGGTCCCCACCCATCCTGTAGAATTCTCTCAGTTCACACCACACCACCCGTGACTCTCTCACCTGCCACCTCCCTGCAGACTCGCCAACTGGTCTGGGTCCGCAATGGCGTTAAGATTCACTCAGCACCAGCAGCAACCTGGGCGGCACTGGGGCGCAACGGTCGCCTCTGATCTGATACAATACAGGGGAGGCACAATCCTCCCCACATTCTTCACCCTTTCATCATGGAAACTATTCTCACCCCCGAAGAAATCACCGAACTGAATACTACCGGAAAGGTGACTCTTACCGATGATCTTATGATTCGCATGAAGCAATTCTGCGATCTTGTTGATACCAAAATCACAGAATCTTATGAGGATTCTGATTGGTTTAATGATCCGAATTGTGTAATGTCAAGGCATCATTATTGAATCTCGTCGAGACGCGCACACAAGTTCACATGATCTCGACGAGATTACACACATTTCACACACATTCGCAACTAGATTCATGTTCATCATTCGTTATCAAACTCCTTACAATAATTGTGAATGGCGCACACAATCATTCACCACAATTCAAGAGGCAGAAAGAATGATTGCATTTTATAAGTCTTGTGGATCACCTGCAGAGTTAGTTAAATGAATGAAGAATGAAAGTATAAAGAATAGAGAATGAATCTTAAGTAGTTCTTTATTCTTTATACTTTTCCTGAGCATAAAGAACTAACTCAGGATTAAGTGTAGAATGTTAGTCAGTGGTGTGGTTTAGTTTTCTACATTTAGTCCTGTCTTAGTTTTTTATACTTAGCACTGTTTGAGTTTAATTCATTTAGCACTGTTTGAGTTTAATTCATTTAGCACTGTTTGAGTTCTTTATACAAACTGCCTGACGCTGGTGCGATTCCAACCACGCCAACCGCCCATCCGTCAAGCGTTTGACCCATTAGCGTTGCTGATGAATGGGGTTGCCGTTTGGTATTGGTTGATACAGTCTGCTCGGGGCGCTGGCGGTTAATGTTGTTTCAACGGATCGAAAACGACCTTTCAACCGATCCGCCCCAGACCAATGGCAAACTCCTACGATCTGCCCGCCGCCATCGTTTCGGATACGCTCGAAACCCTTATGGGGCATCTCGCAACTGCTGACGCTAAGTGTAAAGAGGCGGAGGCAGAATGCAAGCGTCTGCGTGATGAGATCGCTGGCATCATGATGGCCGCTGATGTAACCTCTGAGCGCACTTGCTGGGGGTTGGTATCACTAACCTCCCGCGATAAAGTTACGTATTCTCCCGCGATTAAGGTTCTTGAGATTAACCTTAAGGCAGAAAAGGATAAAGAGGTTGCAACTGGAATCGCTAAAGTTGCAGAGGGTGATAAGTTTATCCGCGTAACTTGGGCGAAGTAAGTTACATTCAGGGGTGACGTTCTCACCCCTATTCTTTACACTTTCCACCGTTATTCTTGTCATGACCGCTACAATCGACCTACAACCTTACGTGATTCCTTCACACTTTATGTGTGCAATTGTCAACGATGATTATACGGGACTTGATGATAAAGAGGAAGCGATTGTATCTCAATTCCTAGAAGATTTGGGAGATCGTTATCTTTTTGTTGCCCCATCTGATGAGGATAATTATTTCACACGATGCCATGATTTTCGTGATTATGGTATCCTTGCCTGCGATTGTGTGGCAGTTGAGATAGCGTTTCGCCCCGAATCCGAACCCGATTATGATGCTGATGACGCTATCTGCAACCGTTACAACAGCATCGTCTGCGGCATGTTGCTGGGTTAATTGTTAGTTAGTGGGCGGCAGTTAGGTATACTCTGCCGCCCTAATCACGAACGATTAGTATTCCTTATTCGTTCGTGTTTGACAGTTAAGCGATCCTAATTGAAAAACCCAACACTACCCTAACCTACAAAGTGTTACGGAAGCGAGAGAAATATAAGACTCTATAATAAAAAAATCCCCCCACCAAAAAATTTCAAAAACCCCGCATATATAAAATCAAAACTTATATTCACTCAAATGAAAAAAAATTCCGGGGATATTTTTGCGCCCATAGAGATCGATCCAATCAGTGGTCAATACTTCATCACAATTCCTGAGCAAATCATGAATGACTTAGAATGGTATGAAGACACAGAAATCTCATTTAATCTTGAAGGAAATGAACTAATTCTGTCAGAACGCAGTTCTTGACATCATATAGATAATACTGTATGATACTGAAGTAATTACAAAAAATTATGGCTAAAGGATTTACTGTAAAAGCAGCAAAAAGTCCCTCAGTTCAGCAAGAACAAGAATGGGACTATAATTTGGCAAGAGAGATGGTAAGAGGAAAATCTATCGTCTTCTGTCTGCCTGGCAGGGGAGTTTCTTATACTTACCTCAAGAGTTTTGTTCAACTGTGTTTTGATCTAGTACAGTCAGGAGCAAGTATTCAGATCTCGCAAGACTATTCATCCATGGTAAACTTTGCAAGATGCAAATGTTTAGGTGCGAATGTTCTAAGAGGACCGAATCAAATTCCTTGGGATGGAAAACTTCAATATGATTGGCAACTCTGGATTGACTCAGATATTGTTTTCAATACTGAAAAGTTTTGGCAACTGGTTCTGATGGACAAAGATATTGCGGCAGGTTGGTATGCCACAGAAGATGGTCATACAACATCAGTCGCACATTGGTTGGATGAAGAAGATTTCAGAGGAAATGGTGGTGTCATGAATCATGAGACCGTTGAAAGCATTTCCAAGCGTCGTAAACCATTCACAGTTGACTATACTGGATTTGGCTGGGTTCTGATTAAGAATGGAGTCTTTGAACATTCTGAAATGAAGTATCCTTGGTTTGCTCCAAAGATGCAAGTCTTTGAATCTGGAGAAGTTCAGGATATGTGTGGAGAAGATGTATCATTCTGTCTGGATGCAATAGAGGCAGGTTTCCAAATTTGGTGCGATCCACGTATCAGAGTTGGTCACGAAAAAACAAGAGTGATTTGATGAGCAACGAGCGTTACAATATTCTCTGTAAGGGAAGAAAAATTTATACTTGTCTTACAGAGGAAGAATATTTCAATACAATGGAGGATCTGTCAATTGATTTTTATCAGACAGGTTCTCCAAAACCTGAAGATCTTGAAACTGAAATTTTAGTGGAGAATAACTTATGGCTACAAAAGCAAAAGGTGGACTGAATAAAAGCAGTTCTTATATTCCTGGACCTCCTAAGAAATCCCGTCAGGGAGATGGAGATGGTACTAAGTATTCTGCAACATCTCGTAATGGGGCAAGAAAAAAGTATAGAGGACAGGGGAAAGGATAATGTATCACCTAGATGTCAATGATGAATGGAATCATATACATCCATCAGACCTCTGGGTTTATAATAAATTATTTCTAAGTCGGATATTGGGTTATACATGTGGTCCTGTTGGAACCACTGTTCCCGAATCCGACTTTTATATTGTTCGTCCATCCTTTAATTTACTCGGAATGGGCCGTCTTGCTCGTAAAGAATGGATAGAAAAAAGCACTGATCATTTTCATCCAGCAGAATTTTGGTGTGAGATATTTACTGGTGATCACTTAAGTGTTGATTTTTATCAGCAAAAAGCAGAATTAGTGATCTTAGGTACTAAATCTGAGAATGATCCACTTTACAAATGGAAAAAGTGGGAAAAAATCAATAAAGAGGTTGAATTTCCTGAAATTTTAAAACAGTTAAAGGGGAACTATGACTATATTAACTGTGAATTTATTGGAAATAAGTTAATTGAGGTTCATTTTCGACAAAATCCTAATTTTAGATATGGAAATTCGATTGCTATACCAGTTTGGGACGATGAAAAAATTAAAAATATGAATTTTATTGAAGATAGTGACTATTTTCGTAAGGGATTTTATATTCAATAAATAAATTTTTCGCAAAAAGTAAATTGAAACAGTTTTCGATGGGTAAACATCTACTTTTAGAGGTTTACAATGTCGATTTTAACCTTTTAAATGACGGAATTGCCATCCAAGCAATTATGGAAAATGGTATAAATCGTGCTGGAATGACAATTCTCAACATTTACCAACATTGTTTTATTCCTCAGGGATGTACCATAGTCATTGCCCTTTCAGAAAGTCATGTTTCATGCCATACTTGGCCCGAAAATGGATGTATTGCGATTGATGTTTATACCTGTGGTGAAGGAAATCCAAAATTAATAGCATTAGAACTACTAAAATACTTAAATTCAGATAATTATAAGTTAAGAGAATTAGATCGTTAAATACTTATGGGAGATAGCAACCTCCTTTATAAAAGTTCTGTTTTATTCTTTAAAACAGGAGCTAAAATGTCTAATTTACCAGTCGATAGAGATAGTAATTACATGTATGAGATGTGGGGAACTAAAAAATTGATCACTGATTATGATGAAATGAAACCAAAGAGAGTCATTCAAGAAGTTATGCATGATCTTGCACCGAAGCATAATCTCAAAAAACAGACTGATCTACATGAAAAAATAAGAAACGATGAAGATTATGATGATTGGAATTATGGAACTGAACCAACATACGGATCATCCTGGAAATAGGCATAAATAGATAAAGAATTTTCTATGTACAATGGCAATAACTAGGATATCTAGATCCTTTAGAGATATTAGTTTATCCTTTGAACCACATCCTGTGACTCGTGATCTGCCTATTCTTAATAACGAAAGAGCGATTATAAGATCCGTTCGCAATTTAGTTGAAACAATTCGTACTGAAAGATTTTTTAATTCTTCTCTCGGTTCAAATGTAAGATCAAGTTTGTTTGAATTTGTCGATTATGCATCAGCATCAATCATACAAGATCAAATTAAAGAAGTTGTTACAAATTATGAGCCGAGAGTATCTGATTTAATCGTTCAAGTAGATCCCAAACCAGATTCAAATGAATTTGAAGTGACTATTCAATTTGTTATTATTGGTCAAGAAATTCCATCTCAACAATTTTCATTCATATTAGAGGCAACAAGATAAAATGCCTTTTACAAAATTTACCAATTTAGATTTTGATCAGATAAAAACCTCAATCAAAGATTATCTTCGTGCGAATTCAAATTTCACGGACTTTGATTTTGAAGGTTCTAATTTTTCAATTTTAATTGATACATTAGCATATAACACTTATATTACTGCATTTAATTCAAATATGGTTGTTAATGAGTCTTTTCTAGACTCTGCAACTGTAAGAGAAAATGTCGTGTCCTTGGCAAGAAATATTGGTTATGTTCCAAAATCCAGAACGGCAGCAAGTGCTGTTGTGTCTTTTAGTGCTCAACCAAAGGTTTTAACGACAACTTTAACTTTACAATCTGGATTGGTATGTACTGGATCTGTGAGTGGTACTTCTTATGTGTTTTCAATACCAGACAACGTTACTGTTCCTGTTAAAAACAATATTGCCAACTTTAAAAATATTACAATTAAACAGGGAACATTTTTAAAAAAGCAATTTACAGTTGATGGATCTATAGATCAAAAATTTATACTAGATAACGCATATATTGATACGTCCACTATAAGAGTTTATGTGAAGGGAATAAGTGATAATGGAATCGGAAGATCATATAAACAAGTAGATGATATTTTAAATATTGATTCAAATTCTGAAATTTATTTGATTCAAGAAATCAAAGATGAAAAATACGAAATTATCTTTGGTGATGGAATATTTGGAAAAAAACTTCAGAACAATGAGATTATTACAGTAACTTATATCATTACTGACGGAAAAGAAGGAAATGGAGCAGGTTCTTTTACTTTTTCTGGAACATTTCGAGATGAAGATGATAATATTGCAATTTTAAATGATAATACAGTAGTAACAATTACAACTTTACAAAATTCTCAGAATGGATCTGATATTGAAAATATTGATTCAATTCGAAATTTTGCACCAAAACTCTATTCAGCACAAAATAGGGCTGTTACTGTAAAAGATTATGAGTCAATTATCAAATCAAAAATATATCCAAATACTGAATCAATATCAGTTGTAGGTGGAGAAGAATTAATTCCTCCACAATATGGAAAAGTATTGATCAGTATTAAACCAAAAAATGGAACCTTTGTTTCGGATTTTGATAAAAAACAAATAAAGGATAAACTTAAAAATTATTCTGTAATTGGTATTAATCCAGAAATTATTGATCTTAAAATATTGTATGTTGAAATTGATTCATCAGTATATTATAATTATTCGAAGATTTCAAGTATAGAAGATTTAAAAACTAAAGTAATCAAATCCTTAAATGAATATTCACAATCAACTAATTTGAATTCATTTGGTGGAAGATTCAAATATAGTAAAGTTTTACAGATAATTGATAATACTGATTTATCAATTACATCAAATATTACAAAGGTAAGAATCAGAAGAGATTTAAAAGTAAAAATTAATGCCCAAACTCAGTATGAAATTTGTTATGGAAATAAGTTTCATGTAAATCCTGAAGGTAAAAATATTAAATCTACGGGATTTAAGATTGCAAATGAACCTGATATGGTTTATTTTACTGATACTCCTAGGAAAAAATCTGATGGAACTGTATCTAACTTCGGAGACATATCAATTATAAGAGAAAAGTTAACATCAATAACTTCTGAATCTACACCAATTTTTAAAACATCAATTGCGGTTCAGTCTGCTGGAGTAGTAAATTATGAAACTGGCGAAATAAAGTTAAATGCGATTACGATTACTTCTACAGTTCTTAATGAAGATATTATAGAAATACAAGCTTTTCCAGAATCAAATGATATTGTTGGATTAAAAGATCTATATCTATCATTTGATGTTTCAAAAAGTAAAATAAATATGATTAAAGATATTATGTCTTCTGGTGAAGATATGTCTGGAGTTTTATTCTCTTCTAATGATTATTACAGTTCAAGTTATTCAAATGGGGATCTAAAGAGGTCGTAATATGGTAAATTCAAAATTTGATTCTAGAGTTAAAATTCAACAAATTATTGATAGTCAGATTCCAGAATTTATTTTAGATGAAAATCCAAAAGCAGCGGAATTTCTAAAGCAATATTATATTTCACAAGAATATCAAGGTGGCCCAATTGATATTGTTGAAAATTTAGATCAATATTTAAAATTAGATAATTTACTTCCAGAAGTTATTGTAGGATTTACGAGTTTAACATCTGGTATTTCTTCATCTTCTACAAATATTGTCGTTAATTCAACCAAAGGATTCCCTTCGAAATATGGGTTG